TTATTTTATTTCTATTTTTATATCTTTTTTAAGCCTTGTATTCTTTATTTGCTTGCTATCTCCTAGTCTTTGCATTATTAGTTTGTCGTTTGTGCCTATTATTTCAACTAAGTATTTATTAAATTCTATTTTCTTGATTATTTTTATATCGTTGTTTGTCAGATTTTTAAATCTTCCATTTAGCATTTTTTCACCGCTGTTATTTTGGTTGTAAAATTCTATGTTTATTACCCCTTGCTCTCTTGTGTAGCTCCATTTTTCGTGTATAAATTTGCCATCTTCCAGATCATAAATAAATCCGTCATCTTTGATTTCAACTTTCCATTTATTGCCTGGGCTTGTCATAAAATTAACAAATTGATTGTTTTCAGTTGTGATTTCCCACTTACCCATTATATTTACATCTTCGCCAAAGTCATAACAAAAAGCATTTATTGAAAATATGAGTATTATTTGTAATTTTTTCATTACTTTGTTTCCTTTATATTTATTTTTCCATTAGTTGCTTTTTCTTTTATTTTTTCTAATTTTTCTAAGAATTTTTGAGTTTCTGAAATTTGTTCGTCTAATGCTAAACCTTGATTTATTAGTCTTATTAGTTCTGGTTTTTCTTTTTCCCAGTTTGTGAGCGTGTTTCTAGTGATATTTAATTTATCTGCTAATTCTTGCCTAGTCATTTTTAACACTTTTTGACAAATTATTTGGCATTTTATTAATTTTTAAGGTTTTTTTATTTAACATTTCACTATCCAAATGCACAATTATTGTGCATAATTTTTTTGGTTTTTGTGTCGCAACAAGATTATATCAAAAAAAAGTTTTTAAATCTAACGTAATTGTAATTATATTTCTAATTATTTTAGATTTTGCCCTGAATATGGCATTAAACTATTTTAGCCCCGTTTGGACGAAACACCTTTTCGGGGCTATGTTAAATGGTGTTTCAAATAAATAAAAAAAGGTGTTAAACATGCAAATCGTTAAATCTGACTATGATTTAAAATACATTCTAAAAGGCGGTCTTGTAAGAAGTTCAGCTTCTGGCAAGTTTGAGGGTAATGATTACTCTTCTTCTGTTCGCATATCTTCATCAAATATCTATGACGTCGAAAACGAAAAAACTGGCTTTACTGACGAAGTAGAGCAAAAGGTCGTTTTTAAAATTATCTGCCCTGATAACAATACGGCTGGACTTGTAGCCAGTGCGATTAAAGAAAAATTTCGTAAAGGCGAAGAGATACCGGTTGAAGGTGGCTTTCCAAATGATCAAAGAATAATAACAATAGCAAATCCAGTTGAATACTTCCTATTTGATACAAAGCCAGCTAAAAAGGCTGAAAACAAGTAATTAAAGGGGTTTAGCCCCTTTAACTATTTATATAAGCGTGTTTCCTTATATAAGTAGTTAAGGCTACTAAATTTCTTAAAAAAAGGATTTCAGATGAAATTTCTTGCTTCTGCTAAATCTAAGGTTTTAGCTGGTGTTGCGGCAATGGGTGTTCTTTCTAGTAATGCTCTAGCTGCTGGTATAACAATGGCTTCTGACGGCACTGTTACAGGTGATCTTAATGTTGGTCCGTTTATGAGTATCGCGGGTGCTGTTCTTGTTGCTTACGGCGTATTCTTCGCTGTTAAAAAGGGTCTTGGTCTTTTGAGATAAAAGGCTTTTTCTCTTTGAAATAGTGTTGCCCCTTAATTGGGGCTAATTTTTAAAAAGGTTAAAAATGTATTTTGATTTTATAGACGTCACGAAGTTTGGTATATTTTTAAACTCTTTCTTTGGTGCTGTTATCGTTTTCTTTGCGATAGTTTTTTCCATATCTTCAGCCTTTAACCTTTTTAAAAATTAGCTCTTAAATTTATAGCTTAAAGCAGAGTGCGAAGCAAAGCTTTAAGCCGACAAACGAAGTGCGTCAGTAATGTATAGGATATAAATATTATGGATAAAGTCTATCTAAATTTAACGCTCGAGCAATATAACTTCTTGATGTCCCTGACTGGGGCGTTATGCGGTTTCTTGCTATGTATGTTTATTTATATAGTCTTATCCAAAATTTAAAAAAGGTGTTTAAAATGTTTAGTGTTATCGGCGTCCCAGCTTTTGACTACTTCTTTTCAATATTTGTTTGGTTTATGATCTTAACCCTGCCGATTTGCGCTGGCTTAGTCTTATTTACAAAAAAGGCTTTTTAAGGATTTCAAATGAAATTTCTTATAAAACTTTTTTGTCTGCTTAGCTTATTAAGCTCTTTTTCTTTTTCAGATGTTTGGGTTAAAACTGATAAAATTTTAGGTGTTTTAAAACCTATTGATAATTGTGAATTTTTCTTGGGTAAAAATTTTTTTAAATGTTCTATTCAAGAAACTGGCACATATAGATTTTTTAGGGTTGATCTTGTTAGAGATTTTTTGTATTTTAACCCAACTAAATCAAGCGGTTATTATTACAATACAATGTATTATTACTTTATTGATAAGGTTCAATATAGTGGTTATTTTTCTTATGTAAATGAATATTCATCTTATCTATATTCTGAAAGTGATGCTCAAAGTGGTCAATTATTTACTTATACAAATATATTTGAATTTCGTTTAAGTGACCCCCTTGCTGAGTGTTCTGTTGGCGAGAATTTCGGTATAAAATCAAAAAAGTGTTTCCCAGCTTGCCCAGCTGGTCAGTCTTGGGATAGTGAAAACGAAGTTTGTTACTCTGATTGCTCTGATAAAAATTTAAATAAATTTGGTTATTCAAATGGCACTGCTCAAGGCGGTTGTGTTGATTGTTCTAGCGCTTTTACTGATCATGATATAGCTAGTTGTATTTGTTCAGGTTTTGGCACTACTTTATCTGAAAAAGGGACTTATTTGTCTTTGGAAGGTAGTTCTTTTGTTTCGTATAGTTGCGCTAATGGCTCTGATATAACTTTTAAACGCCGTTCAAATGAAAACACCGATAAAGACAAAGATAAAAAGAAAGACAATAACTCTACAAATTCAAGCGACAAAGACAAAGATAATCCAAATCCTGATAAAAAGGACAATAATGAAAGCTCAAACAACTCTAGCGGAGAGAGTGGCAACTCTTCAAATAATAATAGTGGTGGCTCTTCTGGTAATGGTTCTAGAGGTGGCGGTGGGACTGGTGTAGAAACTAAGCCAAATCCTAATAACGGCAATGGCAAAGAAGACGGAAAGGGTGACGGCAAGCAAGACGGCAAAGGCGAAGAAGGCAAGGGCGATGATAATGTTGGACCTGCTAATTTAGATTATGAAGGTTTAAAAGCTAGTTCTGAAACTTTTGAAGGTCAATTTAAAACCGCCATTGATGATAGTTTTAGCTTTGTAAATGATGTAAAAGCTAGTTTAACGGATACTATTCAGAAAATCAAAGACGGAAATTTAATTTCTTTGAAAAAAGGTGCAGTGCCAACAACTTGCCCTTTGAGTTTTCAAATTGATATGACTTATTTTTCTAAGAATTTAACTTTTGATTTTTGCAAAATTGTTTCGCCAGTCTCTTCATCTCTTTATATTTTATTTTACTTGGCTTTCTTTATCTTGTTTTTGGTTGTAACTATTAAATTATTTATTTTAACGTTTATGGGGTGGTAGTTATGCCAGCTATTATTGCAATGATTGTTAATTTTTTTGGTTTCTTTAAATGGGGCAAGATTGTTGATTACGCTCTTCGTGCAGTGTCATTTTCTAAAATGGTTATCATTAATGCCATTTTGGGCGGTTTAATCCTTTCTTACGCAACTGCTGTTCTTTATATTATAAATTTTATATATTCGAAATTTAACTTTGTGGTTGATTATGTTAATAATTTACCAACTGGTAATGATAAAATTTTAACTACTGCTTTGGCTTTTATAAAATCTCTTGGTGCTTGGAATGCTTTTTGTGATGTAATGGCTATCTTTTCGCCGATTTTCTTAAGTTTCTTTCTTATTTACGCCACGAAAATAGGCATTGTTGTTTTTAAATTTGTTCGAGAAACAATTTTATCTTTTGTTGTTGCAAAGTCTTAATATGATTACGTATTTAATTGGCAATCCTGGAAGCGGTAAAACATATTACGCCGTATTTATGATTTACCAGCTCTTTCTTTACGAGCCAAAGAAAACATTTTTAACTAAATTTGTTAAGCCAAAAGAAAAGCCTAATTATTCATTTTGTTACACGAATATTAATGAGTTTAAATTTGAGCTATGCGATAAATTTAAGAAGTTTGATTTTGATGAATTTTATTTAGGCTTAAGAAATTTATATGCTCTTTATAAGACTGGTGCTACCGATAACGAAGTAAATGAGAAAGCCAAAGAGTTAAATTTATATGGTTGTGTATTCGTCCTTGACGAGTGCCATAACTACTTTAAAAATCAAAAAGATGAAATTCTTGTTTGGTGGCTTACATATCATAGGCACTTATATCAAGATATTTATCTTATTACGCAAGACTTAACTTTAGTAAATAACGAATATAAACGTATAGCAGAGAAATTTTATAGGGCTTCAGATAGCTCACGAAGATTATTTTCGAAAAAATTTCGTTATGAAATTTATGCGTCTTATAGGCTTTTTAAAAAAGATAGATTAGAAATTATTAATATTCCATTTCTTCAAGAAGTTTTTGACTTATACCATTCAGGGCAAAGCTCAAATAAAAAATCATTTGTTCGTTTTTATTTTTTCTTAGCTTTTTTAGTCTTTATTTTTCTCTTACTTTTCTTTTATTTTGTTGTTATGTCTTTATTTGAAACCGATAAACCTAAAAACGAGAATTTACCTATTGAAAACAAATTTCCTGCTCCAGTTTCCGAGCAACCTAAAAATTCAAGTTTATTTTTTGATGATAAAAAGCCTAAAAATAATAATATTGACCTTCCTGAAATTTACATTTATGATATTACTTGCCTTAACAATAATTGCCATTTTAGCGATGATTATCATTTATATCCATTATCATTGATTACTTACATTTCTTCAACGCATACTCCATTATATTTTTATTTCGAGCCAAAATCTCACGAGCTTGTTAAATATTATTACGTTTTTGACAAGCCAGTTTTTCAAAATTTACAAAAAAATAACAAAGGTGTTTCCGATGAAAAGTTTAATCAAATTCCTAATTCTTCCGTGCCTGCTATTAAATAGCCTTTTTTCTGCTGAAATTTACACTGATTTGTTAGATTTCGCACGTTTAACAAGCAAGGCTAACAATATAGCTATTGTAACCGATGAGAGCATTCATCAAGGTGAATACTACTTTATCTATCAAGACGAAGTTAAGATAACGATCTCGATGTTTAGAAAGATGCTTGAAGCAAAAAATTTATATCTATATAAGAAAGATAATTTCTACTATGTAAGCTCTCAAAAATTGCCTGATTACGATCTTAGACGTATCGACCTTAAAAACTACGTTGTCGAAGATGTTAATAAAATTCTTAGCCAGTTTGATTTAAATGCTACCTATGCGACCGCTTCAAACTCTGTTTTCTTTAGAGCTGATGATTACATTTTTGACCAGGTAAAAGACGCTATCGCTAAGATAGATAAAAGCTTAGAGCAAGTAACATTTAAGCTTACAATTACCGAAACAAATTTAAAAGATATAAAAGATTTAGGCACAAATTTACAAGGCTTACTTAAGCCACTTAATCACGGCGATTTAGCCTACTATATAAATTTAATTACTTCCCCTTATATTACTAATTCAAACGTCATAAAGAATAATGATAGTGCTTTTTTTGGCATATTAAATTTTCTTGATACAAATGGCATTACAAAAATCATATCTTCGCCAGTCTTGACGGCAAAAAATCACACAGAAGTTTATTTTAGTTCCGTTCAGAATATCCCTTATCTTGTTTCAAAAACTGATATATCTAACGTTAATTATCAAAAAACGGACAGTTATGAATATAAAGACATTGGTTTAAAAATCAATCTAAAGCCTATTATTTTATCCGATCACATCGATTTTGACTTACATTTAATCCTTGAAGATATCCTTTCTCAAAGTTCATCTTTTACGCCCATTGTTTCAAAGAAAGAGCTTAAAAGTTCGTATTCTTTAAAGCGTGGCGACGTTCTAGTTCTTAGCGGTATCAACAAAAAAACTAATGCTAAGCAACGTAACGGCGTGCCAGTTTTAAAAGATATTTGGCTTCTTAAGTATCTTTTTTCAGTAGAGCAAGACAGTGAGATCAACTCTGTTTTAACTCTCACAATTCAAATAATTTAATGTTTTAAGGGGTGCAGGGGCTATCCCCCTGCAAAAGGCGAGTAGTAAGCTTTTTAGTTCGTCCAGCCTTTTCGAGCCGTGCAACAAATGAGCCAGCTGGGTCATAAAAGCCCCCTTTCGCCTAAGTGTGTTTTGGCGCAGCCAAAAAGCCAACCATTTGTGCGGACGAAGTCCGCCAAATGGTGGCTCTTGTCAAATTAATAAAAAACTTTCACCTTTAAGGAAGCGATTATGCGAGCAAGGAATTTATACGGTGTTTCGCCCTTTGATGTAGAGCTTTGTCAAGAGAAGCTTGATAGTCAAAGGGAGTATATGCGCTCTTTTTCTTTTGTCAATAGTTTAGGGCAGGTTAAAAATTTGCTTGATATTTCAATGTCAGCAAACTTTAGCCCGAAATATTACGCTGAAGTTTCTAACCGCGTTAATGTGTTTAGCTCATTTGCGATCGATTATTTTCAAGTGCCAGTTTTCTTAACGATTACTTTAAACGGCTGTTTTAGGGGTGCTTTAAATGGCGATTACTCTAAATTTAAGCCTATTGATTACAAATATTTACCTGATGAAGTTAAATATAAGGCTAAAAATTTAGCCCCTTTGACTATCTCTGATTTGGTGGCCGTATTGAATTACCAATGGGTTTTATTTCTTAAGCGTTACCATAAGGCATTTAAAAAAATAGATCGAAGTTACATAAGGTGTTTCGAGCCACATAAAAAAGACGGCGTGCCACATATACACGCTTTATTTTACGTCCCAGCTTATACGCTTGATTTTATGAAAAGAATTTATACAAATATCTTTTACGCTCCACAAAATTTAAAAACAAATGCCATTACAAACGAGCAAGAGAAAAATGGCGAGCTTAACGGTTTTCAAACTTCAATAAATAATCCTAGTGGCTATGTAATGAAATATATTCAAAAAACTTTCATAAATTTAAAAGAAACTCAAGATTTTGATGAGCTTTCTGCGTGGTATGTAAAGCATAAGGTTAGACGTTTTTTAAGCTCACGCACTAAAGTGCCTTTGTGGGTATATAGGAAGATTAATTTTATTAGCTCAATGCAAGATTTTTATCATTTAAACGACCTAACAAATGATCCTAGGGCATTGATAGAGTGGAATAAAAAAGATGATTATATTTATATAAATTTACCTTTTAACAAAGAAGAGATCATTTATTTAAATGGTAGGTTGGAGCATTATATAAGCGGTAGGCTAATGAATTTTTACGATAGGCTTAAGATAAATAATAAAGTCGATGAAGATGCAAGCGATGAAATAAAGAATTTTGGCAATACTCTAAAACAAAAGCAGGTATTGAAAATTTGCGATGAGCTGTTTAAAATTGAAACACGAGTTAAGCCAGTAAGTAAAATGCGAGATTACGAGCTAGTAAATTACTATCAAAGCTTGGGCGGTGATGTAAATGTTCAACATTTGGCTTATGTCGAAAATTTAATGCTCGATAGGGAGCTAGATAACTTCACACATTATCACAAAAAGCACGATTTAAATGCCCCTGATATTGATAGTTTTGTAGATAGATTTTTGATTTGTAATGAGTTTTAAAAAAGGTTTATAAAATGAAAATTTTAAATTTGTTTGCTGGTATTGGTGGTAATAGGCTTTTATGGGATAATGTTTTACCTGGCGTTAAAGTAACTGCCGTTGAGTTTGACCCTGAAATAGCAAAAGCTTATGCAAAACGCTATCCAAACGACAATGTGATAGTAGGTGACGCCTGGGACTACGCTGCTAAAAATTATTTAGATTTTGATTTTATATGGGCTAGCCCTCCGTGTCAAACTCATAGTAGGCTAAATATAGCAAATAATATCCGTAATGATCGAACAAAAAGGCTGCCTGATTTTAGACTTTATGAATTAATTGTATATCTAAAATACTTTTGCAAAAATACTTTTGTAGTTGAAAATGTAGTGCCATTTTATGAGCCACTTATAAACCCTACTGCTAAGATAGGTCGGCATTATTTTTGGTCAAATTTTTATATTTCTGAAAAATATTTTGAAAAATCTACCAAACTACTTAAAGATATTGTTATTTCTGATTTTACTGATTTTGATTTGAGCTTGTTTAAAAATATAAAAAATAAAAGACAGGTTATAAGAAATCAAGTTGATAGTAGTTTAGGTAAATATATTTTATGCTGCGCATTAGATAAGGGGCTTTTTTAATGTTTTTAAACGTTAAATTTAAATACTATGCTGATTTATATCTTAAGCTCGGTAAGTCTGAATGGAAATTATCGACGTATTGCAAGAATAAGGGCATTGTAAAAAATAGGTTAAATGTTTTCTTTGATTTGGATATTTACGAAGTAAAGCCTAGCGTTATTCGTTTGTGGTTAAATTCAATTCAAGACGTTTCTAATAAAAGCAAAAAGCACTATTTAAATTCTCTATCAATGATCTTAAAGCTTGCCCTGGAAGATGAAATTATTGATAAAAATCCCATTATTCATATTAAAAGCATAGTTCATAAAACACCAAGAATAGAGCCTTTTACTAGCCAGCAGGTAAATGATATTTTAAGATTATCTACTAGATATAACGATAAATTTCAAATTTTTTTATATGTTGGTTTCTTTACTGGCATGCGGACTGGTGAGATACTATCTTTAAAGATGAAAGATATTGATTTAGAAAATAGGGTTATAAATATTAATTCTACTAGGTCTAGATTTGGCGAGAATACACCAAAAACAATTTATTCAATTAGAACTATACCTATTTTGGATAATTTATATAACAAGCTTAAAAGATATGTCGAGAATTACCAGGATAATATTTATCTTTTGCAAACTCAATATAACGAGCCTTATAGAGATACTGGCGTTTTTACTTCTGATTTTTGGAAGCCTATTTTAGACGAGTTAAATTTACCATATAGGCGACTTTATAACATGCGACATACTTATGCTACTTCTATGCTTTTTCAAAATTTTGTTACTCCAGTAGAATTATCAAAATTATTAGGTCACTCCACGCCTAAGATGGTTTATGATGTCTATGTAAATTATCTTAATTCAAACTTAAAAGATTTTAAACGAGATATTTCTATTTATTAATTTGGGTCGGCATAGGGATTTTTTTATTTTATAAAATTGTTATTAGATGCCGTAATATTGGGGTTGGTGGCGGACAGAGAGGGATTTGAATACTATATACTTTATTTCATTTCTATTTTTATCAAGTCTTTTACGTTATTTACTATTGTTCCTTTTGTTTTACACATTTTTATTTGGTGGTTTTTGTTTAGTTCTGCTTTAAAGCATTTATTTCCTATGTATTCTTTTAAAATTATTTCATCTCCGCCGTATATTGTTATTTCTTTTTTGTTGTAAATGCTTATTTCCCCTTTTTCGTTGTTGTATTTCCAAAACATTTCTCTTGGTTGATTATCAAGTAAAATTTCGTGATTTTTTTCAAAACTTATATTCCAGTTACTGCCTGCTGTGAGTATAAAATTTATAAAGTATCTTTGCGTTTCAATATTCCAGTCGCCTATTAAATTTAAATCTTTTATGTATTTTTCTTGTTCATTCTTTTTATCTATGCGTATTTCTATGGGATTTGCCATTAAAAAAATACAAAACAACGATAGGGCTGTTAGTATTTTCATTTATCCTCCTATCTCTTTTTTAAGTATTCTCGCTTTTATATCTGATATGTAAAAATCTTGTTCTTTCTCGTTTAACTTATCAAATAGTTCTATTAGCTCTTTATGCTTTGGATTAATTTCACTTTCTTTTTGAAAGTAAAATTCTAGTATTTTGTATAGGTTTGGGTTATTTTTTTCCCAGTTATAGATAGTTTTTATATCTTTTCCGATGAATTCGGCTACTTCTCTTTTGTTCATTTCTTGAAATTATTCCAATATTTAAGATTTATTTTATAATTATTATGCAATAATCCTTTTAAGAAATTGCAATAATTCTAATTAAGCAATAGGATTTTAGCAATATCTTATGAATTTATAACTTAACTTACCGCCCGCAACAGAGTAGAGATGTTTAGGGGCTTGTTTGTTACAACCTTAATACGTTGTAAAACTGTTGGGGGTGGTGTAGCTCTGCCCCTAAAATACTTAGCTACAAACAAATATTTTTTAAGGAGCTACACATGTACACTTACCTTTTAGGCCTTTGTGACGAAGTTCGTCCAATTTCTCGTATCGACAAAAAGACTGGCGAAGTTGCATCGTCTATTGATGTAACTATCACTTTTGAAAGTCGCGATCAACACGGCTATCTTGTCAAATCAACTGAAACTATCAATTATGACTTTTCTTTAAAGCCTAAATTTGATTCTGTCAAAGGCAAATATATCGCTGTTCCATATCGTTTTTTAAATACTCGTAATGGTGCATATATGTTTCCTGATGAAACTCTAAGTTTCCAAGTTTTCAATGAAAATCCTTTTTTGAAAGAAACTAAAGCATCTAAATAGTTAAAAGCGGGGGCTATGCCTTAATGTGAGTTGCAAACCCTCTCCCGCTCTATCGATTTCTACAAAGTTTATTTCTTAAATTTTGTAGAGATTTATCTCTAAAATTTCAAAAAGGAGTTAGATATGGAAAAAGTTAAAAATTTTCTAGAATCTACTAAGGTTAAAGTTGCTGCTGTTGGCTCTACATTGCTTTCAGCTCCTGTTCTTTTTGCGGCAGATGCTCCAACTGTTCCAAGCGATCCGCTTAAAGCTGATTATGCTTTGTTCGATTACGTATTTGCTGGCGTTATCGCTGTCGCTTTCATCTTTATGATTGCTCGCAGGGTTAAGGGCTTCATTAAGTAAGTATTAGGGGGGCTTTAACTCCCCTTGTAAGGTTAAAATAATGAAAGAAAATGCTATATATATCCCTAATTTAAATATCTGCGTTAAAGATTTCTACGTAAAAGATAAAAAAGTATTTTTAGTAAATTTTGATGATAGCGTTTCTACTTCTGATTACTCTTTTTCTAATTTTCAAACAAACTATGTATTTAACACTGAAACTAATATTTGCTACATTCAAAAAAATGATTTAATTCCAAATCTAGGTATATATGAATATCAATTTAACTTTCTAATGGGTCTTTCTGCGATACTTATAGCATTTTCTTTTCTTATTGGTTTGATAATAGTCGGAGCTACACGATGATTGAAGTATTTAACAATGATGTATTTAATTATTTTTTAAATGTTTTCTCTCTCTTTTTTGTGCCTATTTTTATATACGTTATAGCTCTCTCTTTTGTGAAATAGTTTTTTAGATATAAATTTTTCCTTGCGAAGCTTTAAACTTCTTTTTTTCCGCAGGACAAAAAGAAGCGACAA